TAGAACGACACACAACTTCAGTTAAGTTACAGAATTGATTAGGTCTAAGAATAATCTCACTACAAGGATTAGTACCAAAGTCCCAATCAGGATTACGTCTACCATTCTCAGCAGCTTTAGCTTGAGCTGATGCTCTATTGAACATACCTCTCTCACCTGATTTACTTTCATATAATGACAACCATTCTTTCATAAAGATACCTGGATCTGGTTTCTCTGTGTAAGCAACAGAGTTATTAGCTAATGCTCTTTGTGGATTTTCATTCCACCATTCACCCATCTTAGCACCACGTATTCTTTGATCAGATAAGTTAGATAAAGATATAAGTGCTGATCTACGTACACCACCTACAACTACAACCTCACCTGTCTTACATACAATGTCATGGCATTCCATAGAGGAAAGCTTTCTACCTCTTGCACTTTTAAATTTAAGAATAGTAAAGTCAAATAAATCTACAAGAGGTTGAGGTCCACTAGCTCTACCACCAAATGTTTTTAATCTTTTACCTGCAGGTCTAACTTTATTTACATCTATCTTAGGAACTCTACCTGTGTAAAGATAAGATATTAAATCTCTAAATGCTTTTGCCCAACCTTCTTTAGAATCAACAACAGATACTACATCTTCTGTATGTTCAAACTCTACATCAGGAACAGTAGGTAACTTATCAGCATACTGTCTTTCAACAGAGAAACCTACACCTGTGCCATTCATAAGTATATATAACACTTCATCAAATGCTCTTGGACTATCAATAGGAATATAAGAACAGTTATAACCTGCAACATTCTCTCTATCTAATGCATCACCTGATGTCATTAATGCTCTCATAGAAGGCATAACTTGTAAAGAAAGTATAGCTTCTTCTAAATCATTCCATTCTTTCTTTTTAATTACTCCATCATAATTATTATCAATATGTTTTTTAAAGAAAGATATAAGTCTATTTACAGTTTCACTCCAACTCTCTCTTCTACCTTCTTCTTCTAACCATCTTGAATACCTAGACATATGTATAAATGATTGATACTCTGTAGGTAAATAATTACTTCCCATTAATGATGCCATTTATTTTTCCTTTCCATACTTCTTTTCTAATATTAACTCTGCATAGTGTATTACTTTTCTAATATCTTCTATACCATTTTTTGTTTTGTGACGAGTTATATATTTTACCACATTACCCTCTAAGAAGTCAAGATTATTTTTAACAATATAATCTACAGGTTGTATAGCACAGTCTTTATAATGATTACCACCTATTTGTTTATCACTAGGTTTAGTTTTCTTAAACCTTTCTTTATTAATTAAACTTTCTTCTGCACTACGTCTAGCCATATATTGTTCGTGACTTTCTCTTGACCACCCTCTATCTTGTTCAGGATTTATCCAAGACTCTTCTGATTCTTTGTCTGACATATTTTATTTCCTTTGAGTTAATTACTTTAATTGCAAAACTTCTTGTATACTGTGCATCCATACCTGCATTCTCACAGACATACTCAAAGTTATCACATGTTACACCTACACTACAGAAGAACCATGCACGAGCATTAGCTCTTTCAACACTTGTACGTGGTGATTCTACTTTAGTCTTTTCTTTTGTTGCATCTAACAATGCTTGAAATATAACAGATAAAAATAACATGCGTTCAGGACTACTGTTCTCATGCTCTTGTATCTCTGTTAATATCTCAATATATTCTTCATTCATTAGTCTTCTTGAGTTATTTCATCTCTAAATGTATCAACTAACATAGATGCAGCTTCTTCTGCTTCAGCAGCTAGTTTAATTTGTTTAATAAATTCATCAATAACTTGGGGATGTTCTCCTATACCAACAGGATGTTCCAAGTATATACGTGCAGTAGCTATAGCTTTATCTCTTTGAGAATGAAACTCAGCTAGTGCTGTGTTGTACATTGCTTCCTTTACTGACATTTATTTTCCTCCTTTCCTATTAATTTTACTTTAACTATATCTTTATGTTTATACATATTTATTTTTTTACCTTGCTGTATTTTATATCCTATTTTTAAATGTCTTAAAGCTGCCCAATCATAATTATTATCTATAGCAAACCTAGATAAATTATCAACAATAATAACTTTACCACATTTAAATTCTAATTTATGTGCACCTAAAGCATTAGAATTTTTATCTCCAATCATTTGTTCTCTAATTTTTGCTTTAACTTCTTTATTATCATAATTATTTTTTCTCATTCTTTCTTTATATTCTAAATCATTTTCTCTTTTTTTAAGAGATTTACTTTTTCTTTTTTGAACTTCAGGATTATCATGGTTTCTTTCTCTCATTTTTTTAATATGATCTGGATCTTTATACAATTCAACAGGAGGAAAAAATTTACCACCCACATATGAATTATAAAATGCAGGTTCATCACTACCTTCTATAGTAGAAGTAAGAACATTCCATTTTACTTGATAATACATTTCATAATAACGTAAACTTCTTTTGTTTTTATACTCTGCAATTACTTCAAATGTAAAATGTTCTTTACCTATCTTTTCTATATCTGCATTTAAATATTTAGATGATCCTGTATATATTTCCCATTTATGTTTTCTTTTTTTCTTACCCATAGAAAAATATTGTTTACAACCTACATATGCTTTAGTAGTTTTAGTATTCGTTATAAGATAAACAAACCCAAACTTATCTAGGTTAGGTACGAAAGGTTCTTCAGTACCATATCTAATCCAATGACTTACCATGTTGTAACCTCTTCTACATTAGGAGCTTTCTTAACTTTCGTAAGATACCTGTTTCCATTTGCATAATTGAATACACGTAACCCTTTACCTTCATTCGCATCACTCCAACAAGTACGCTTATGTTCACAATAAAAGCAACCAAAAGCGAGCTTACGATTGCCACTAGCACCATCAGGAACATCATCATAACACCTATCAGGTGGATTATCTTTATCCATTGCTCCTTTAAGATAGTCAATCCTTTCTTTAGCATTAATCATCTCCAAAGAATGAACAGGAGTTAAACATATGTTCCCATTCTGTTTATCTATTGCAAGAAAAGCAGCTTCATCTACTCCATTACCTTCAGCATAAGCAGAGATCTGTGCTATATAACCAAAGGGATCATCAGAGTATAACTTATTCTTAGAAAACTTTTCAAAGCTTCTACCTGATGCACTCTTACAATCAACTAACACTCCATCTATAACACAATCCTGGTGTCCTTTTATTCCATTGACATGTACTGTTTTTTGTAGGTCAGTTACTGTATGTCCTGCAAGTCTTGAGAAAAGAATTAATAAGTCTTCTAACATATGACCATATAAAAACTTAACTCTTGTACTAGGTTCTAAAGGTTTAGGTTCTTCTTTAGAATTTTTGTCATACCATAATTGTCTAGCAGGTTTACCTATAGCAGAGAGTCTTAGGTTACGTCTCTTAACAGGCACCTCATTTAAAAAGTTTCTTAGTGTTTCTTTAATACTCTCTGTAAAAGAATCTAAATGAGTATCAACTTCTTTCTCATCTAGCTCTACCTCTACAAGAGGATCAAACAAATCGTATATATCTTTTACTAAAGTATCAATAGATTTCATAATAAATAATGGAGAGATACTCGTTCAGTAGCACCTCTCCATCCTTTCATGGTTGGTTAAGAAGCGAAGGAAAGTTCCTCATCTGAATCTTCAGTTACAAATCCATCAGGAACTACTTCAAAAGCTTCATCTGCATCAGCATCTACGTTATAAGGTATTAAATTAGTTACCTGCACAGCACGTAAATCAGCAGAGACTCCAGAACGACCTTTGAACTCCCACTCATATGTACTATAAAGTACATTGACTTCTGAACCATTACCAATCATAGTGTTAGCAATGTTTCTTTTCGCAGCATCAACCACTTCAGGTTGTTTATTCATGTTACCATCTTTACGTCTCACTTTTCTTTTGATAGTAACGAAGCTACCACGATCATCACCTTTATTCTTTACATCTAATCCATCAGCTTTAGCTTGATTAATATTCTTCTCGTCAAGATTAGATACATCTATAGACCATACTCCATCTGAATCAAATGTAGTATTTGGACTAACTATACTAGCCCAATATGCGTTTCCTTTTAGTACACTCATTTGTGTTTTCCTTTCGTTGTTATTAATAAATGAATTATGACATACCTCTGAATTAATGTCAAGAGATTTTTTCATAATAAATGTTTTATTTAAATTAAGTATTAAACTCATCTCTATTCTTGAGATAAGGTCTTGTTTTCCTTGATAACTTCTACCCCATGTTTTGTATTCAGCATCACTATAATTCTGTACTCTTGTGTTTTTATCTACAACTTTGTCAGTTATTTCTACTAACTCTTTTGCTTCACACACTACATAATCATGCTCTCTTTCAAATGCAAAGTAATCACAGTCACCATACAGCCAACCTTTATTACCCATTGTATTTAAAAACTCAACAACAATCCATGCGTCATCCAAAGATTTGTTTTTATTTCCAGTTCTTCTAGCCTTTACATCTACACTAATTGTTAATCCTTTG